GCTTCTGCAATGGAATCAACTATCTGGACAGGTGTTAACGCAACTGCAGGTCAATTCGCAGGTTTATCTACACAAATTGCTGCTGATGCTGCTTTACCATCTGCACAAGAGGTTACAGGAACTACAGTGACTGCTTCTAACGTTATCACTGAGTTAGGTAAATTAGTAGATGCTATCCCAGCACGTTTGTACGGACAGCCTGACTTGAAACTTTACGTTTCTCAAAACATCTATAAAGCATATGTTCGTGCATTAGGCGGATTTGGTGCATCAGGATTAGGTGCTAACGGATATGACAACAAAGGAACTAACCAAGCATTAGGCGAATTGATGTTTGACGGTGTACCTGTATTCATGGCAAATGGATTAGCTGCTAACACTGCATGGGCAACTCCAACTTCTAACTTACACTTTGCGACAGGTCTATTAAATGACATGAACGAAGTTAAAGTATTGGATATGGCTGACTTGGATGGTTCACAAAATGTTCGTGTAATCATGCGTTTCACAGCTGATGCGAAATACGGATTTGCAGAAGATTGTGTGGTATACGGAATTACGAACTCTGCTAACTAATATCAACTATAACTAACGAAAGGGTGGTGCAACAAACACCACCTTTTTTTATATAAACAATTTAAAATTTTAAGATATGAGCTGTGATATAGCAAACGGAAGATTAGAGCAATGTAAGGACTCAGTATCTGGTCTTGATGCGATTTTCTTCATCAACTATGGCGATTATAACGCTGAAACGGACGTGGCATATAACGTGACGAACACGGATATGATTGACGATGTAAACAATGTTGCTTCACTTTACAAGTATGAATTGAAAGGTGCTAACTCATTTGAGCAAGCAATTAACTCTTCAAGAGAAAATGGAACTACTTTTGTTGAGCAAACATTGACTATCCAATTGAAAAAGCAGGATGCTGCAACACACAAGACAGTAAAATTATTGGCTTATGGACGTCCTCACATCGTGGTGAAAACACGTAACAACCAATACTTCTTGATGGGTCTTGAAAGAGGTGCAGACTTAACAGCAGGTACTATTTCAAGTGGTGTTCAGTTGGGTGACATGAGTGGTTATTCTTTGACATTTACTGCTCAAGAAAACATCCCTGCAAACTTCTTGAACTGCTCAAGTGATTCAGGCTTAGCAACCTTGTTTAGTTCAGCTACAATAGTAACTTCATAGGTTAATTATAGGTTATCGAAAGAGGGGAGTGTAACAACTCCCTTTTTTTATGAAACAAAATATAGGTAAGCAAGTTTAATAGTTATGATTATACTTCAAGAAAGTGCATCAAGTCAGACTATTAATTTCATCCCACGAGCAGGAGGATATGATACGCTTGTTATAACGGATGAACAGACAGGTGACATTCAAACAATAACGACTTTCACAAGCACGCAAGGAGACTATTACGATACGATTACAGCGGTTTTTACGCTTGTAGAAAATAGATTCTATTCTTTGGTGGTAAAAGACGGTACAATCGACTTATTTAAAGATAAGATTTTTTGCACTAATCAATCTATACCTACCTACTCCTTGAATACAGGTCAATACATTAATTACACAAGCAATAACGATTTCATTATATATGAGTAACGTACACATTTTAAACTTGGCAGCCTATGAAACGCCAACGATCCAGGAATCAAAAAGAGACCAATGGGTTGAGTATGGTGAGAGCAATGACTATTTCAGTTTTTTGATAGATAGATACACGAACAGCCCAACAAATTCAGCCATTATAAACAACATTTCGAGGTTAGTTTATGGTAAAGGGTTAAGTGCTACTGATGCATCAAGAAAACCAAATGAGTATGCTCAAATGATGGCAATGCTCAACAAGGAAGACATTAGAAAAGTAGTTAAGGACTTCAAGATGTTAGGTAATGCTGCCATGCAAATACACTACACTAAAGACCGCAAAAAAATACAGAAGGTATATCATATCCCTGTAAACCTAATACGTGCGGAAAAGTGCAATAAGGATGGCGAGGTTGAAGGCTATTACTACTCGGACAATTGGAGCGATGTAAAAAAGTATGCACCTAAACGTATCCCTGCATTCGGTTACTCACAAGAACAGATAGAAATATTGTACATCATGCCTTATAGTGTAGGGATGAAGTATTACGCATATCCTGATTATTTGGGTGCGTTACCTTATGCAACACTTGAAGAAGAAATTGCAGACTATTTGGTGAATGAGGTGCAAAATGGTTTCTCCGGTACGAAAGTGGTTAACTTCAATTCGGGCGTACCATCAGAAGAGCAACAGCAAATTATCAGTTCTAAGGTATTAGGCAAGTTAACAGGATCACGTGGTCAAAAAGTTATCGTTGCGTTTAACAATAACGAGACTGAGAAAACAACGGTTGACGATATTCCTTTAAACGATGCAGCGGAACAATATCAGTATCTAAGTGATGAGTGTATGAGGAAGCTAATGTTAGCGCATAACGTTACATCTCCATTATTATTTGGTATTGCATCAACAAACGGATTCAGTTCAAACGCTGATGAGTTAAGAAACTCGGCTATCTTGTTTGAAAACATGGTTATTAAACCAATTCAAGAACTTCTAATTGATGCGTTTGATAGAATATTAGCTTATAATGGTATCAGTTTAGACTTGAAGTTTGAAGGTCTTAATCCATTAGATGCAGAAGGAGACTTAACCAATACAGAGGGAAGCAAAGTAATTGAAGGTATTAACTCACTTTCTCCATTGGTTGCTAATAAAGTGCTTGAATCCATGACACCGAATGAGATTCGTGCATTGGTAGGATTAGCACCAGAGCAAGGAGGTAGCGACTTAGCACCTGCGCAACTTAGTGCAGAAATAAGTGATGAAGAACTTGATGTAATGCTTAATGACTTAGAAGGCGAAATTGTAGGAGAAGAATGGGAAGTGATCGGTAAACGTGAAGTAAAAGAAGACAACAATTCAACTGAAGAATGGGCAAATGGAGTAATAAACTCTAAGAAAAGCGTACTTCAAAAGTTAGCCGATGTAATTAAGTCAGCACCAAGTAGAGAATCAAACTTAGACAAAGGTGTGTATAAGGTTAGATATGAATACTCCGAAAGATATAGCAAGCCTAATTCAAGAAAGTTCTGCAAAGCAATGATGGCACGTACAAATTCAGGGGTAGTTTATAGACTTGAAGACATTGATAAGGCAAGCAGAGCAGGCGTAAATAAAGAGTTAGGTCACTTAGGCCAATCATACGATTTGTTTAAATTTAAGGGGGGGGTCAACTGTTCCCATGTTTGGAGCGAAGTCCTTTATAAGCTAAAGAAAAAAGATGGTAAATATGTAGATGACAAAGCTTTGAGTTCATCAGAGGAAGTAGATTCAATCCCTAAGTCATATGCACCAAGACCAAGAGGTAATAAAGAAAGTAAAATTGCTCCGATAGACATGCCTAATAACGGACATCATCCAGATTACAATAAATAAACATGGAAGCACTACTCATAACACGTAACGACTTAGTAAAATTTACAGCGCTAAACGGAAACCTTGATCCTGATAAGTTCATGTTTTGCATCAAAATAGCGCAGGATATTCATATACAAAACTATTTAGGCACACAGCTTTTCAATAAACTCAAGCAATTAATTGTAGATGGAGATGTTGATGACGTTGGTAATGCTGACTATAAGACTTTATTAGTTGACTACGTGAAGCCTTGTTTGATTCATTACGCAATGGTTGAGTTATTACCTAATACAGCGTATACAATCTCAAATAAAGGCGTTTACAGACATAACTCTGAAAACTCGGACACAGCTACAAAGGAAGAGATTGACAGCCTTATTTCTAAGGAAAGGATATTAGCACAGCAATACACAGAGAGACTACTTGATTTCTTAGGAAACAATAGTATAGATTTCCCTGAGTATAACTCAAACGGAGCAGGGGATGTATTTCCCGATAGTAACAATAATAACATTGGATGGTTTATATAGTATGGCGTACAAACCTAAGCAAGAGAATATAATTAAATTGCAAATCTTTTTAAGCACGATTAAAGATGGCAA